GACCGCCGTGCCGGTCGGTTGCAGCACCGGCCAACTTGCCTTGGTCGCGCTCTCGCCCCGGATGGTAATGCCGCTCGTTGGATTGGTGATCGTTGCGTTGGTGGTATAGGTGCCCGCCTTGACATAGACCTCGTCGCCGCTTGCCGTGGCGCAAGCTACGGCTCTAGCAAACGATCCGTAATTAGGAGTCGGGTCTGCGGTGCCGTCAATATCCGTGCAAACAGCGGAGTTACTGCCGCCACTCGACGCCCAATAGCGCGTGGCGTTGGCGTCGGTGGTTATCAGCAATGCAAGTAGAGCAAGTACAAGTATCATATTTACCTCAAATCACTGGACGATGATCGGCGCTATTGAACGCGCCGTTGAGTACACCGGAGTTTTGATTGCGTACCACCAGTATTTGACGCCTGCGCTTTGCACGTTGGCGTTTAAGCCTATCGTGAAGCCGGTGGCCGTGAAGCTCTGGATAAAGTCCGTGTTGCACGCCACGTTGGTCATAGGACAGGCGAAGTCGCCGGTCATGGCGGAAGTGCGAAAGATGCCGACTCCGGCGTTGGTGTCGCTTTTGACGATAACGAGATCGGGCTGAAAGCCTACGGTAATCTCTAGTCCATCGGACGGCGATCCACCGGCGGTGTAAGTGCCCGATGTTGCGTAATTGGTAACGTCCTTGATGGCTAGTGGATAGTAGTCCACTGTTCCGCCCGTGCCGTCATTGACACGGACAGTGGTTCCAACCTCGAAGCCGTCGGCGTTGAACGCCTGAATATGATTGGTCACTACGCCAGCCGCCGTAAACAATAAAGACGCATCCCCCGCCATCGCACTCAAACGCCAAGTATTCGAGTCGTCGGCTTCTCCGGCAATGAATACCGCGCCGGGCTGAAACGCCGGGCTGATGACAATACCCCTAAGATCATTACTGTCACCAACATACGTTCCGACTGCCAGATCGTTGTTGGCATCGGCGCCCCAAGCGACATAAAAACAGTTGTCGGTGCCGCTGACATTGGTTGTTGCACTCCCTCCGACTTGGAATGTCCCGGTGCCGAGGGACTGAATCTTGTTGGTGGTGATGCCGCCACCGCCGCCTAGATCGTCGGCGCCGTCACCCGCTAGGGACGACGTTTTCATCGTCGCGTGCGTTGCACCGTTGCACTTTATGATGATGGCGGAGATAGCAAACGACGCGGCGGTGGAAATGTTTCTGTCGTCAGCGCCATTGCCGGAAAACATGCCGACCTCGAAGCGGAACGCATGGACTGGCGCAGCTATTAAAAGCGCAAGCAGAACAGCGAGTATTTTTATTGGTGTTTTCATGGCGCGGTGAAATCCATGGTTACGAGGAGCCCTTTGGGCGCCGTCGTGGTGACAGCATCGACGTTGACCCGGACGATCTGCCCAGCGGTGACGACTAGATTCGCTGGTGTAGCGCTGAGAGCGCCAGGCGTAGCAGCATTGCTACTGCTGTTTTCGCCGGAGTCCACCGAGAACACTGTGGCGAGCATATCCGTGACTGTACCGCTACAGAGATTTCCGCTCGTGGTGGCCGCGCACCGATCTATTCCAACGGTGGTGGCGTTTGTGGTGCCGGCCGTGACGACGTTGACTTGAACGCCGCTCAAAGAGTAACCGTCGAGGGTTGTCGGCACCCTGAAATAAAATTTGCCATCGCCGGTGGCAACATCGGTGGTGAAATCGAACGGCACGACTTCGACGGTCTTCTTTATCGCCGAGCCCGAGAACACCCCGGCCTCGGTCAATTTGAAAATACAAACATCGTCGTTATCGAGCACACACCAGTCAAACGTATCGGAGAGTTTGACGCGCTTGTTGGCGGCATTTTCCACGCCGCCGATAACAGGGACGAATTGCAAACCATCACTAGCGTCATGGCAGAATTTCCAGTAAGTTGTTGCATCGCCCGGCTTGGCGATCTTCACCGGATCGCTGCAATCGGCCTCGACAATGCGGCCAATATTCATCACTTGCTGCCAGGACGGTATAGTGCCGCCGCTGCCGACGTTGATCCATATTGGGGCACCTACGTCCACGGCAGCGGCCATCCAGATTGCATCGGTATCGGTATTAACCCAAATATCACTGACTAAATATCCTGCCGATGAATCGTCGGATGACCCAGGGTCCGACGTATGACTGCTCGATCTGACGATCGGATCGCCGATCTTGAACAGAGTGTAGACTACGCCGGTGTTTGACTTGTACTTGACCAGCTCGCCGTCGATGAACACCTCACCGTTGGTGAGTAGCCCTAAGTCGCCGGGCGTCGCCTTGAGCGGCGCGATGAGCTTAGAGGTAAACGAGTTTGTTGCAGTGAATACGTTGGTGCCATTCAACAGCGGCACGTTGTTGCCAGTTGTCAGTGTCGGGTTGCCCGCCACGCCGTCGCCATTGGTCACTGTCACGGTGCCTGCTGTCCCTGTGATGGTCCTGGCGATGAGGGTATTGAGCGCCGATCTGACAGCGATACCGTTGCTGCCGGGATCGCCGACCCCACCGCCGCCGCCGATCGCCGCCCATGCCGAGCCGTTCCAGTGACACATGACGCGCGTCGAGCCGGTGCCGGTGGTGCAATCCGTGGCGCTGTTGCCGTCGGTGACGATCGCCAACGGATGACTCGCCGGCAACGTCGCCACGGTGTACTCGGGCAGCTTCATCAAGACGGTCTTGCCGGTGAGCGCGAGCGTCGAGCACAGCGTAATGGCCGGCGCCACGGTGCCGGTGTTGGAGACGCAGATCGCGTTGGTCTCGCCGGTGGGAATGATCTCGGTGTCCCTTGTTATGACCGGCGGAATGATGCGTTCGTCGATGTACTGTTGCGCCGTTGCGCTTTGCGCCAGCGCATAGAATGCCAAAAGCGTGAATAAAAGTTTTTTCATAATTTCCTCAAACATCGACGTAGTAACGGCACCACGGCGTCCTGCCCGCTGCTGGCGCAATGCCAAAAGTTATTGTCGTGCCGGCGATGCCGAACTGCATGCCGCTTGGCGTGCCGCCGTACACGGGTTCCCAGGGCGTCACCGGGAAGAACATAAGCAGCGATCCCGGCTCCGGCGCCGTAGTGATGGAAAACGTAGTGTTGTTTCCATCAGCCGCTGGCACAACTCTTTCGATAACCCATCCCATAACTCAAGCCGCCCTATAATTTGCGAGGAACGGATATCCAGTATTCGGTGCAAGCCCCATGGTGATCGTGGTCCCCGAAATCGTGAACTCCATATTTCCAGGTGTCGCCCCCACTCTCTCCAACGCGCCGATGCCAAAACAGAAAAGCAGCAGCGTGGCTAAGTCCGGTGTCTGACTCAAGGTAAACGTCACGTTGCTGCCATTGCGCACGCCCGCGGGAGTCTCGGTAACAAACGTGCCGGACCATACCTGCGGCGCGGCCGGTGGAAGCGTAGGCGGTGTGATGACCTGCCCCGTACCTGCTAATGCCGTTTGAATCGAGACGATTTCAGAATTCGCAAGGACGGCGTTAGCCTTGACCACGTGACTGATATGGATGTCTTTCGTGCCTATCCATCTCGTGTAACTATCGAACGGGTTGGTATTTGTAGGAGTAGATTTAGGGACGGAGTTCTCAAACCAAATGACTGTGTTGGCATCGCTCAGCGAGTTTGCATAACTGTAAATTAAATCCGCTGTCGCTCCCAACCACAGCCCTTCCGGCGTATCGCCGGTCCATTCGAACGGTGGAACGTCGGCCGCAATAGTTCTCTGTCCTCCCCGATACCAGGCATTAGCCGCGCCCGTCCTAGTATAGTAGACCGGATCGATGCCGTCGAAATCCAGGCTGTAAAGCAGCGGCGCATAGAATATAATTTTCCGGCGCAACGATAGCTCAAGACTGAGTAACTTGGTTGTAGTCCACAAGTTCATCATATTTCTTCGACCTCGGTCTTAGTCATCAGCCCTGCCGCGATCTTCTCATCGATGAATTTCTGATCCGCGCCCTTAGCCAATGCTTCTTGCTCAGAAAGCGCGACCAGCGCCTGCTCGGCTACGTCTACCCTTTGGAACAACTCCGGTCGCTCGGTGAATTCCACGGCGGTAATTTCTTTGCGCGTAGGATAATGGACGGCCTGCAATTCATCGCAGGTGATGCGCCCGGTGATCTCTCCGGTGGTCGGGTCGTATATGACGTATCGTTTGAGCATCTAAGCCGCCTGATCCTTGTCTTTGATTTCCAATGCCAGGAAACGCCTCAAACTCGCAATCGCAGTATCTCCCGATACCGTAACGATCCACAGTTTGTAGGTGTGAACGCCCGCAGGCTGCCAATCTACGCGCTGAAGGGTTACTTGAGATGTGTTCACAGAGTTATCTACGTCGGCACCCATTGATGTAGGCATTGTATCGATCAGCGTGCTGCCAGCGTATTCCGCGCCCCGGCGCAACTCTACTTGCATTGAGACACCAACTAAATCACTTGGATTCGTAAAAAACATTTGCCCTTGCAACAAGACCGGCCTGCCAGTGGTTTGGAGGGTTAGCGAAGCACTATCTACCGGAACAATATCCCCACTTATAGAAGCATCATTGACGTACTCGGCAAAGTCGGTGAGAGCGCCGACGCCGATGTCTCCTTGCTGCGCTGGCGTTAGAACCACGCCGTTGCCCGACAGTGTCCAGGCGCTGCGATTGTTGGAGAAGTCTCGGCTGCGCGCTTGCGCAATAATAGTCTCTCCATAGTAACGCTCTGAAAAATTGGCGGTGTAACGGCGCATCATAAATCCACTCGCGTCGTCGCTCTGTGCAGCCGGAACCGATACCTCGCGCAGGAGTATCCAGTCTGGAATTGCCACCAAGTAAAATTGCACGTCGTAGCCGTTAAGATCCTCGGCGCATGGAAGTGCTTGGTAGATGTCTACTGAGACTTGCTTCAAATGGCCGGCCATAATTAGCTGATAGGGCGGCACTGGCGCGACTTGATCTCCGACGATTGTGACTCGTTTAACAATCCTGGCGCGGCGATTCTCGACGTCGCCGGCGTTAAAAGGCGTGAAACGGAAGAAGTAGTCACCGCGCTGGTCGCCAGCATTGATCTCCCAGCGGGTGCCATAGGTTTTTCCGAATAGCGCCCATTCCGCGGACTGCCCGCCCCATTCTATATCCGCTGCAAACCCAGGGTCTGCTGGAACATCCATGATCTCTACCTTGAAGCCCGATGTTTCGCTGTATCTCGGCCACTCGATGATGTACTGATCGCCTGGATTGACAGCTACTGAAGTGTCTAGCGAGGCCTGAAGATTTGTTTGACTGTAAGAAGTTATGCGCCCGGTAACCCCATTGATGGTCAGCTTTGCTCCGACAAAATAGTTTTCCTGCGAGGGAATATGCGGCTCCGAGTTGGCTAGGATAACATGCCATGCGGCCACTCCTTGCCCTTGCGACACTCCCGCCGAATGAGGCAACCCTGGCGTGATGTTGAATATCAAGATGGACTGCTGCGTGCCGTCGCGGGTCCTGACTATCTGCTCGACTACCGAGGCATCGCGCAGCGGCAGCGGCGGCACAGCATGGAGTACGAAATTACGCCTGGAGAGCGCAGGGGCCAATGCGTCCGGAGTGTAAACAGCGGGATCGTATAGAGTACGAATCTGCCTGACGCGCCCCTCGGAGTCTATCTCTAAATCCTGCGCGCGCGTGACGATAGGACTCACGGTTAACAGTCCCAGGGCAAACAGATCGCCTTCTTGCGGTGCCGTGGTGAATGGCGCTGTCACCGTTACCGCGCCCCAAGTCCCGGCGGCCGTGCTGACATCGCGCATCTCGTTGGTGTTGTTCCCAGGATTCTGCACCACGATGACATAAGTCAGGTCGGGCTCGATGGTGACGATCATCGGCAGAATAACAGTGGTCGTGGTCGACCCAGCCGGGAGAAATCCCGTATAGGCGCCGTCGCCGCCGATCTCTCTCTCCGCGATGTAGTCCAGGTCCAGCGGCTCGCTGACAATCGCGCCTATGGGACTCGTAAACGACCAGCGGCGCCGTTCCAACGCTGCCCGTTTGAGTACGATCATGTTCTCGCGCAGCACCTGGGACTCGCGGGTAAAGGTGTCGTAGCGCAGCGCCTCCTGGATGACGCTGACACCTATCTCGGGATCGCTGATCGGATCGCTGATATCCGGGCGGTAGCTGTCGGCGGCGTTGCGGTATTCGGCTATGACCTGGTTAAATTCTTTTTCAGGCGGTGAGATTTCGATCTGCAGCGACCCTTCGATGATATTGCCAGGCTCGGCATAAAGCAGTCCAGGATCGCCAGGACGGTCGATAACGTATTTCCAATACAGCCCGGACGGCACGATCCGCCCGCGCGCTTCCCCGGCAATCGAGCGCACCCAGTCCCAGTCCCAGCGCGACTCGTTGATAACCACATCGCAGTAGTCCCTGACCTCCATGTTGCCGGATTGGTCAACTACGGTGGCGTCGTTGCTGACGTCATAATAGGTCTGCGATTCCAGCCATTGGGCGTCGTCTATCTCGCTCTCGGTTATCTCGTTTCCCATGCCGATGACGGGATGGGTCATGATGTCGCGGACAATCCAGCAGCGTTGACGCGATGGGGCCAGCGAGTAGCCGCCAGCGCCATCGGGGATTTTTATATTCTTCCCCTGGACTAGCGCGGAGATCCTGACCGCTTCCAAGCTGGAGATTTGCCGCGCTGGTATGCGACTGACTCCGACTATGGCAAAGCCGGGATAGGCAGACGTGGTGAATTCGACTTCCTGGATATTGTAGACCACCACCCTGACAGTCCCGGCCTGGCTGGCCTGTAGAGGCGAATTGCCGTTATTGCCATTGACGGCGATGATCGTAAAACGCAATTCCCATGTCGCCGCCTCGGGAAAGTCGATCGTGAAGGTCCGAAAAAACTCGCTTATCCGTCGCTCGCTGTGCCAAAGCAGATTGTCGTAATGATTCTCGTTGCCCCAGGTGGACATATCGCAGACGATCCAATCGGGATCGCCGCTTTTTTTCCGCTCTACCTTGATGGCGACGTGGGCGCTGCGCATCTCTCCTTTGTCGTTGTAGTAGTTGAGTCCACCGGGAAACTGCAAAAACACCACGGCGCGTTGAACGGTGTTGTTGTGCGTCGAATAGATGTACGGATCGCCGGTGTTAGGCGGCGCTTGATTCTCATAGCGGAAGTTTAAGACCTGGCCGACCGCCCAGAGTTGTTCGACGTTCTCGAATTCCGGTATGACCGTCTGATCGTTGGTGCCATAGCGAATGTCGATTTGAAGGTCGGGATAGTTGTCGGCGCTGATGCCGTCGAGCTCGATCTCGGTGATGGCGCCGTAGCCGTCCCCGCCGGCATCGCCGAGGCAGTACAGCACTTTGCCCTCCATGTAGAGACCGTCTTGAGATAGCGTGGCGCCGCTGCCGATAACGTGGCCGGCCACGCGGTTGAGACCGTAACAAGTAAAGATCGGCGTGCCCGGTCCGGTCGTGTTGTTGAAGCCGGCGATGCCGAACGCCTCTGCCCGTTTGCTGTCGAGCTTTGGACTCTTCGGCTTGGGCATAAGCGCACTGAGCGCCATGGAAATGGATAAGCTGACCGCGGTATTGATCACGGCGATCAACGCCAACTGCGCGCCGGTGTATGCCGCTGCGCTTCCGGCTGCCGCTGCACCGGCCGGTGCAATGCCATAAGTGCCGGTCTTGAGATGGACGGTGACGCGATCTTGTTTTACCGGGCGGTACGACTTCCATTCAGCGCGCGGCTTGTTGTTGACGAAGCAGCCGGCCACGGCGTCGGCATTGGAGCCGAGAAGTTGCCCGAGAGTAGCGCCGTTTGCATCGATGGCGCCCTCTTTGACATCTCCGAATGGTCCGACAAAACTTATGAACATAGCGACTTATGCCTGTAAAACCCGCGCAGACTCTCAATCCACGGCGAGCGCGTCACTTCGATCCGGCCGACTCCGTTGGTGGCCGCCGAGCTTTGAATCGCCCACCTATTACTGAGCATAAAGGCAGCGTGGTACTCGCTGAACGGCAACTCCTGAAACACGGCGATGTCGGCGAACTCCGGACGGTCCACCTTGACGAAGTCCTTGGCGTCCCGAAGCATCTCCTCGGTGATCGTGATCCCGCACAACTCAAAGGCTGAGGCGAGAAACGATAGGCACTTGTGATCGTCGTCGTAGGGCTCACCGATCCGTTTTATCAATGCCGCTAGAATATCGCCTTGTTGCATTTGGTCTCCCAACTTGAAATCACGCTGCCCGTCACACCGTCAGGCCAATACTGTACTGACAGAAACGCGCCGCCTCTTTCGGTGCCCTTGCCGCCGTGCCAGCGCGTCCGAGGGATGGCGATCTTGCCCCATGGCGTCCTGGCATCGTCCAACGCAATGCGATGACTGCCGAGCCACAACTCGCCCGCACCC